GTAAATGATGGCAAAATCATTAAAAGGTTTAAAAAAATTAGTAGGTAGTTTGTCTAACTCAGACAAGTCTGAATTAGCTAAGTCTATGAAAAACAGCAGTGTTGTAAAAATGGCAGGTGGTGGCGAAGCTGCTACTATGAAGTCAGGCGTTGTTAAGTTGGGCATGGGTGGCGCACCTAAATCAGGCGTTATGAAAAAGAAATTAGGTGGTGCAGCTAAATCAGGAGTTATGAAAAAGAAATTAGGTGGTGCAGCTAAATCAGGCGTTAAAAAACTTGGCAGAGGCGGAAAACTTAAGAAGTAAATTATGGCAGTATCAGGTTCAAAAAACTTTGAATTAGATGTCGCTGATTATATCGAAGAGGCATTTGAACGATGTGGCTTAGAGCTAAGAACTGCTTACGACCTAAGAACGGCTAGAAGAAGTTTAAACTTACTGCTAGCAGAATGGGCAAACCGTGGTTTAAACCAGTGGACTATAAAAGAAAAAACCATAACCATGGTTGCAGGTACAACCTCTTATAATATTGACCAAACAGATAGCACAGCAGCAATTGATGTCTTAGATGCATTTATGAGACAAACCGTAAATTCTGAAAACACAGACATCCAAATGACAAGACTTTCGCGAAGTGATTATTCTGCTGTACCTAACAAATCATCAACAGGAACGCCTTTGCAGTTCTTTGTAGATAAACAAATATCACCAGTAATAAGTGTGTACCCAACCCCTGATGCAAACACTACATATACTGTACATTTAAACGTCCTTACAAGAATGGATGATGTAGATGCAGCTACTAATACATTACAGTTACCGTTTAGGTTTTACCCATGTCTAGCAGCAGGTCTTGCTTATTACATATCAATTAAAAAAAGTCCTGAAAGAACAGGATTACTAAAACAAATATATGAAGAAGAATTCCAAAGAGCTTTAGATACAGACGAAGACAGAGCTTCTTTAAACATAACTCCTAATATATCTAACTACAACATAGCATAATGGCTTTTGCATCTAACAAAAACGCTTATGCAATTTGCGATAGATGTGGCTTTAGGTATGGGTTAAGAGAATTGCGTAAAGAATGGAATGGCTTAAAAACATGTCCTGAGTGCTATGAGTCTAAACACCCACAACTAAATCCAGTAAGAAAAGTGGTTGACCCACAAGCAGTAAGAGAGCCAAGACCTGATATAAGTGTATCGCCAAAAAGTTTTACGGTATATACAAACTATGACTTAGGAATAATAGGTAAACAATTGACCATACCTGACAGCATGACAAGTGCCGTAGGGACAGTTACAATAACAACATCATGAGTTTTACACTATCTACATTAAAAACTACGATACAAGATTATTTAGAAAGTGATGAAACAACTTTTGTAAATAACCTTAATACTATTATTTTACAAGCAGAAGAAAGAATACTTAAATCAGTACAGATTCCTGACCAAAGAAAAAATGTACAGGGTAATGTTTCACAGGATAATAGGTTTTTAAATACACCTTCTGATTTCTTAGCACCGTTTTCATTGGCTGTAATAAGCTCAAACAACTACGATTATTTGGATTTAAAACACAATTCTTTTATAAAAGAATTTGTTACCGATACAACCACAAGAGGAAAGCCAAGATACTACGCTATATTCGACCAAGGCTCTTTTGAAATAGCTCCTGTTCCTGACACAAATTATTCTATGGAATTACATTATTTGGCACAGCCCGCATCATTGACTGCAGGTGGTGACTCAGGAACCACATATTTGTCTACAGATGCACCTGACACCCTGCTATACGGTTGTTTGCTAGAAGGTGCAGTGTTTTTAAAGCTAGACCCAAAAGATGTCGGGTTATATGAAGCAAGATTTAAGGAAAGTTTATTAAGATTAAAGAACCTAGGTGAGGGTAGAGATACTAGGGACGAAATGAGGTATGATTCACTAAGAACAAATGTAACATAAGTTTCAGTTAAGGAGAGATAATATGAAACCAATCAAAAAACTTAAAGGTAAAACTGTAGCTATTGTCGGTCTAGGCAAAAGTTGGTTTGACTACAACCTAGCAAAATCACACAGCGTAAAATTTGATGAAGTATGGGCAATTAATGCTGTAGCTTCAGTAATATTTCATGACCGTGTATTTATGATGGACCCACCTAGCAGGTTTCTTGATACACAAGATGCAGGCGGTCAAACCGATTGCATGAAAGAGCTATTAACAAATCACAATAAACCTATTTACACATGTGAAAACGATGCAAGATGTAAGAACCTTGTTGAATATCCAGTACAAGAAATAGTTAAAGAAACTAATTGTCATTATCTAAATAACACTGTGGCTTATGCAGTTGCCTTTGCCTATTGGAATGATGTAGCCAATATAAAGCTATTTGGTATAGATTTTACATACAAGAATAATTTATATTTTGCAGAAGCAGGAAGAGCTTGCGTAGAGTTTTGGCTTGTAAAATGCATGGAAAAAGGTATTCAGGTCGAGGTAGCATCTAGTAGTTCATTGCTAGATACAAACATACCCGGTGAACAGAGGCTATATGGATATCATCGTTTGCGTGACCCTTATGTTCCTGTTCAGGGCAAAGATGGCTTGGAAGTAAAAAAAATAAGTGAGCTTAAAGTTCAAAAAAAACAAAGACTGCCACAAATTGCAGATAGGTATGATAGTCATTTAAAGCCACCGGAGCCAATTGAATGGTAATAAAGATAACACCTGATGGTGTGCCTGAACTAGGCATGGTTGAAGTAGTCACAACTAAGTTTGGTGGGCATCCACCTGAGTTTTGGGCTAAGCAACTGACAGAAAAAATAGTTAGTTTTTCGGACGATAATGAGGAACATGTTAAAGCTCAGGCTAGAGCTTACCAAGATTTAATTTACCAAGTTTGTTTGATATATATTAAAAATGCTATAAAATCTTATAAGGCTACCTTAATTCAAGATTTATCTAGTGGAGGTAGTGAAGATTTAGCAAAAATAATAAAAGGTATTTAATATGGCAATTACATCTACTCTTACAACAAGCTTTAAAGTAGAGCTTTTGACAGGAACACATAACTTTACCAACTCAAGCGGTAATAGTTTTAAATTGGCTTTGTACACCAGTTCGGCTACTTTAGGTGCTACCACAACTGCTTTTACAACAACAGGACAAGCAAGTGGTACCAACTATACATCAGGTGGAGCTGCATTAACCAATGTAACGCCTTCTGCTACTGGAACTACTGCAGTCACTGACTTTTCTGACTTAACATTTAGTACAGCTACCATTACAGCTAGGGGTTGTATGATTTACAACGACACTAACAGTGATAAATCAGTAGCAACTATTGACTTTGGTGGAGACAAGACATCAACAGCAGGTGACTTTACTATAGTATTTCCTGCTAAAGCAGCAGCAACAGCTATTATAAGAATAGCTTAAAGATGAAACATGCCGTTCGCAAAGTTTCAATTTAAAGCAGGAATAGACAGAGAAGGGACTAATTACACCAATGCAGGTGGTTGGTTTGATGCTTCTCTTGTCAGATTTCGCAAAGGCTTTGTAGAAAAAATAGGCGGTTGGACAAAACAAACTGCTACATCATTTTTAGGTACATGTCGTAACCTATTTCCATGGATATCATTAGAGGGCAATAAATATCTATATATTGGCACTCATTTAAAAGCATACATATTAGAAGGCACAAGCCTAAACGACATTACCCCTATAAGAGCAACAACAACCAACGGTATAACCTTTGCAGCAACAAATGGCTCTGCAACCATTACTGCTACAGATTCTACTCATGGAGTAGTTATAAATGATTTCTTAACAATCAGTGGTGCAGTAAGCCTTGGTGGTAATATAACAGCAGCCGTTTTAAATCAAGAATATCAAGTCGTATCAGTACCCAGTGCAAATACATTCACTTTTACAGCCACAGCTACAGCAAATGGCAGTGATACTGGTAATGGTGGTTCAGGTGCAGATGCTGCTTATCAATTAACTGTAGGCTTGGATGTGTTTATACAATCTACAGGATTTGGCTCAGGTACTTGGAGTCAAGGTGCTTATGGTGCCTCAACAAGCTTAAGCTTTGCTAACCAATTAAGATTATGGTCGTCTGATAATTTTGGTGAAGATTTAATATTACATCCAAGAGGTGGCGGTATTTTTTATTGGGATGAGTCTAATGGTACTTCTACAAGAGCTGTAAATATAACCTCACTGTCAGGAGCAAACTTATCACCTACGGTTGGATTACAAACTATAGTAAGTGACACAGATAGGCATGTAATTGTATTAGGTGCTGACCCAATATCGGGTGGTGCAAGAACAGGTGTGGTTGACCCTATGAACATAGCTTTTTCTGACCAAGAAAGCATTACTGAATGGGAGGCAAAAACTACAAATACAGCAGGCTCTCTAAGACTATCTTCAGGTAGTGAGATTAGAGGTGGCTTGAGAGCAAGACAAGAAACATTGATATGGACCGATACTTCTATGTACAGCATGCAGTTTGTAGGACCACCATTAACCTTTGCAGTCAATTTAATTAATGAAGGTACAGGTATGATTGGACCTAATGCTGCTATCAATTCTCCTAATGGTGTTTTTTGGATGGGCGATGATGGTTTCTATTCTTACAATGGTGCCGTTCAAAAACTACCTTGTAGCGTGTTAAGTTATGTACAAGAAGATTTAGATTTGGGTCAGGCATTTAAGGTGTTTGCATTATTAAATAAAGAGTTTAACGAGGTGTGGTGGTTTTATCCTGCACAAAGCGATGGCACAGAAGAAATATCAAGGTATGTAATATATAACTATTTAGAAGGTGTTTGGTCTATAGGTCAGTTAGTAAGAACAGCTTGGGTTGACCAAAATGTATTTGAAAACCCATTGGCTGCTGTTAATAACTATTTATACAGACAAGAAGACGGGGATGACGATGATGGTTCGCCTATGGATAATGTCTTTATAGAAAGCTCAGACTTTGACTTACAAGAGGGCAATAGCTTTACATTTATTAGAAGAATAATGCCTGATGTAAAATTTTATGGTACTAATGTAAGCACAGGTGTCCCACAAATTAACATGTTGCTTAAAACTAGAAATGCACCTAGCGAATCTTTAACTACTAAAGCAACCACAGACATATCAAATAACACCGACCAAGTGCATGTAAGGGCAAGAGGTAGACAGGCTGTATTAAGATTGCAAAGCGATGATGATGCTGCAGTAGGTAATAGAACAGGTTATAAGTGGAGATTAGGATATACAAGACTAGATATCCAACCTGACGGTAGAAGGTAATGGCTAAGTTATTGCCAAGCAGGCTACCTTTAGCGACACAAGAGGTAACGCCTGAAGTCTTTAATAGACTGGTTAGAGTTTTAGAAATAAACCTTGGTCAATTTGACCCTAACAGCACGCCTAGGTTTAATGATACAGAACTAGCAGAATTGAATTTTGTACAAGGTGATGTAATATGGAATACAACACTTAATGTATTACAGGTGTATAACGGCAATGAATGGATTGATTTGACGTTATTTGATGAACAAGGATATGAGGCAACAGCTAGCTTAGGCTTTGTCTCTGTTATAACTGGTGGTAATATATCAGTAAATATTAGATAGGAAAGTATTATGGCAACATTAGAAGAAAGAATAAATAATTTAACAGGCGAGATGGCAATGACACCACAGCCCATGGAAACAAGTGTTAATCAAATTCAACAGAACTTCACCAACTCTTTAGAAACAAATAAAGAAATGCAAGATGTTGAAATGGCAAAACAAGAAGTAATTAAAGAAATATTTATGCCATTGGCTAATGAGGGTTATGGTGAAATTGTAAATATACTTTTAACTAAGCCAATGAATTCAAAAGAACATGACATGGCATCTACACAAATTGCGAGTCTTTTACAAAGAGAAGACCCTGAGTTTGATGCACAGGAGTTTGATTTAATTATAAAGATGGTGTCAAGAGAACCAAGACCTGCAGACTTAATAAATAGAGAAGGATTGCCTGATGCACCACCACAGAGACAAGAAGGCATAGGAACTTTAAGATAATTTAACAAATGTTGGCACAAACTAACATAGAAGAAGAATATAATTTAAAGAACCTTTTATTAAGCTTTCCATCAGATTGGTATGTAGAAAAAGATACTTTAGAAAAAGCTAAAGCTACCTTGCCGATACTAAGTAATTTTTATAACAACCACACAGGTTCACTAGATGATTTACCTCTAAACACTATAATTAAAGAGCCGTTGCCTGATGTACATACGGTGCCTTTGTTTAGCAAAGAGCTGTGTAATTTACTTATTAATGAAATGCACAATATGACAGAGCATTTTGGTTTTGAGCCAAACGAAGAGGAAGACGAGCTAAGACAAATACCTGAAATAGTTTTATACGACAAATGTCCACAACTATATCATTCTTTAATGAGTGTGGTTGATTCGGTTATTAATCCGATATTACTAAGCATTTGGAACAGGCATGTTACAGGTGGTAATATACAGATAGCCAATTATAATTTAAAAGATAAAAAACAAGGAGCTTGGCATCATGATGCTAGTTCTGATATAAGTATAGTGGTGCCTTTGAATACAGGAGATTATGAGGGTGGTGGCACTGAGTTTATGAGAAAAGGAACTGTTGAGCCTTTGCCTACAGGCAACGCCTTAATCTTTCCCAGTCTAACTCACATGCACAGAGGGCTGCCTGTTATAAGTGGTGACAGGTATTTATTGGTTTTTTGGCTAGTGTGTAAGGATGAGTCAAAAGAATATATGAAAGAATTTGTACAAGAAGTTGGTCAAAACCATGAGAAATAGGGTAAAATTTTAAAATGATGAATAGAATCGACAACAGTGGCGAAGGAATAGCAAGACTCGGCAGAGATGAAGATAATTATTTAGCACACGTCGCACAAGGCGAGATGGTGGTTCCACCAGTTATAACGCCTGAAACAAGACAAAGACTAGAACAAGATATGATGAACATGGGCTTAGACCCTAACGAATATACTGTTGGTGGTGGTATGTCTATTAATCCAATTACAGGCAATCCTGAATTTGGTTTCTTAAAAAA